TCCTTAAAAGGATTGTCCTCCTTGTCTTTCGATTTCTCGCGAAGAATTGACACCACATCTCCAACCCCATCCATTTCCTGCATCTTCCTGTAAAGCTCATAGATGTTGTTGCCGAAAGAACAGATGATAGCCTCATTGCCTTTTGGGAAAAACAATTTCTGCATGGAAGAGAAAAGCTGAGGTTCACGCTTGTTCCCTTCAAATATAAATAGGATCATAGGCTGAAGGCATTTCCACGGAATAACTTTTCTATGTTATGGCCAAAACGAAGTTCCTTGTCAGTACATTCATTCAATGGCTTGATCTTGTTATCTCCTATGATAAAATTACAGTCAGGACGAAGAAGGTCATTTGTCATCAGGTAAGTGTTATGGGAGGATGTGAAAACCTGGCATGACAAGTTGAACAACCGTTTGCATACCTCAAAAGAGAGTTTGAAGTGATAAAAAGCATCGAATTCGTCAATAAACACAAAAGACGCCTTCTCAAGTTGGGTGAGCCAGAAATAAAGCAACATAAGGGAGAGGGTACCCGTAGACGCTACGGTGTCGAATGGAATCAAGGTATCCCCATATCTGCACACCAGCATTTTGTCGTTAGGCTGTGGTTCGGCAAAACGGAAAACCTGCCCGCTGACCTCATACAAGAATTTCTCGAAATCCCCCGACAGGTTATGATTGATAATATACTGGTCAAGGTTCGTGATAATGGAATCAAACCCCATGTATTCATTAACCTTCAATCCCCTGAACCATAACATTCCCGATACGAAATTCTGCAACTTGATAAGATAATGGTTTTTACTCAATGGATACGAAGTAAGCAAGAAGTTAATAATAGACACATGGTTGGCATTGTTAGACAAGTTTACCTTCATGGACGATTCCATCGGAAATTGCTCCTCATCTATGGACAGTGCACTCTCATTGCGCTCGAACACTTGTTGATGGTCCACCGAAACCTTTTCTGTAATCAAAGTGCCGTTAGGACGTTTGGAATAAATGTATTCAAGTAATTGATTGTTAAACTTAAAAGTATATTCAAAGGTAACGGGAGAATCCTGATGGCCTGCATATGCAAAATTTACATAATAATCCGCCATTTTCATCTTTTGGGAAAGATGGTTCACTATGTCAAAGAGTGCAAATGAAAGATTCGACTTTCCCGAACCGTTAGAACCATACACAATCCCGTTTTTTATCACGCCATCCTTTATGGCATATTCATTAAAAGAATAATTGCTCGGACGAGACAAATCCCATTCTATACGCTCTGAAAATCCACGATAATTGGTAACAGCAAACTTTACTAACATGATAAATCACTTTGGTTCACGGCAAAGATAGCAAAAAAAAACAATATCCGTAAAAAAATTACGGATGTTGTTCCAAAATAAATGGTAATGCCTGACTATATTCGTCACATCACGTGGGATAGGAGTTTCTTTATATTATCCCTTCCCATCATTCATTCCCGAAAGTTCGTTTTTCATCTCCCACTTTCTTCTTTCCTCCTCCAGAATCTTGGCATCTTCTTCATCGCTCAAAACCTCTTCTGATTTCGCCTGTCTCTCGGACCAATCTGAATAACTTTTGTAAAACTCCTCCATAAAGTCCAAATCCGGCATGCAGTTCGACATGAGATAGCACATCTTCACCCAACTTTCCAGATACGCATGCAGGTTTTCGTCACCGGCCATTTCATTCACCATCCGGAACATCATGTTGTCCTGCCTGAACCTCATCGTCCAGAACCCCGAAACAGCCTTTATAGACACCCAATCCATTCCGTTTCCATTCTCTTTGGTAACAATAAAGTTACCCACTCTTGCTATGGTCTTCTTATTGTTCATATAAGCGTTTTTATGTTTGTTTTTTATGTGTTCCTACAAATCGTCCTCGTCATATTCTACATCACGGTCTAGCAAGTCCTGTGCCGTCAATTCCATATCCGAAACAACCGGAACAGGCTCATTCAAATCCTCTTCCGTCATGCAATAAGCCTTGTACAGCATCCCTGTGGAAGTCCGCTTCCTGCTCTCCCCATTAAAACCCAACTTGCTCATGGCGCGCCCGAATGAAGTGATGTCCACCGGAGCAAACCCATTCGCTTCTGCATACTTTACCATGTCGTCATACAACTCCGAAGCCTTTATCCAAGTGAAAAGCTCACCTTTTACGGAAGCTGAACACCTGATTCCACGAGCATAAGCCCATGACATCGTCACATTACTTTCGCCCATGGCCATGAGCCTTTCTTTTTCACTGTTTCCACTCTTAGGGAAAATAAACCCTCTCTTTTTCAGATATTGTCCCCCACGGATAATCCAATTCAATATGCCCGGATATTCTTGACGCAAGTCATAAGCCAAATGCTTGTTCTGCATTTCATCCGGAACGATATAGCCGAATATCACATATAGGAACCGGCGGAAGAAGCCATGGCTCCCGTCCGTACTCTTGGGCAAAGCGTTCATGTTGAATATCAGCCATGGCACATTCCTTACCGCATAGACATTGCCGCCTATCTTACGGCCATACTGGCCCTCACCGCTGCACAAGGCCTTGAAGGCATCCTCGTAGCCCGATATGTCCTTCGCCTGTACCTCCGGGCAAACGTTCACCACCTTGCCGTCTATGGCTGCTATGTTACGCATCCGTTCGTCCCCTCCTTTTATTAAGGATAGCAGGCCGATTCCGCTCACGTTTTCTTTCCCGAATATACCGGAAACGGTCTCGAATATCACGCTTTTCCCGTTGCTTCCGTTGCCATATAACATCAGGCAGTTTTCTACCTTGTCCGTCATCTTCCCCCTGTCGAACGTGCAAAGGCCAAGGTACATCTGCAAAATATGGCGGCTCTCTTTCTCCGGCAACACGGTCTTCAGGAACTCCATCCACAAAGGACACTTCGCCTTTGGATCATAATCGAAATCATGAAGGTATATCACATGGAAATCCGGACTGAAAGGATGAAGTTCCCTCGTCGTAAGGTCCAACACGCCGTTACGGTAGGCTTGTATGTGAAAAGTGGGATCCAGCATACACCATAACTTCAACGACCTGAAAACCTCCGAAATCAAATATTTCAATCCTTGTAGTATGTCTGAATTTCCAACGCCTATCTTACGAAGGTAAAGGTTCAAAGCACGGTAAAGCACATCGTTTATGATTGGAACGTATATCTTGCCATTATACCAATATACGCTACCATGGAAATATTTCAATGTGCTTTTCTTGATTACACCGTGCAAAATCTCTTTCAAACCTTCTATCCTGTCATGCCAGTCCTTGCTTGCACATATTGTCGAAATCGTACCTCTGTCCGAACAATTTTCAAACAAAGCAACCAGGTCTTCTATTACCTTGTCGTAGTCCAACTTCTCATCTGTTACCTCCGTCTTTATTTTACCCCTATACATAATATATACTTTATATCTAACCGCGAGACATCATTTCATTGAAACAAATTAAACACTACAAATATAATCATTTATTTTCATTATATTCATATTGTTTTCTAATTATATATATATCAGTATATGATAAAATGTATAAGGGAATATGGACGCGTCATAAAATGTATATCAAAAGACATTTATTGATTTTATATTTGTTGGAATGTGTTAATAATGGTTTATAATGAACGAATGTGTGTATAATCGAATGAAAAATCGGAAAGAAAAAATTTTTAGATGGAATGAATCTGCGCTTGTGGCGTACCTCTCAGGGGGGGGAGGGGCGTTATATTATACCTATAATATAAGTATTTTATAATAAAATCAATTTATTTATTAAACTAATGAGAATACAAAGAATACATGTATTTTTGTATTCCTCCATCAGCAGAAAAGAAAAGTATCCATGTAGCCACGGCAATACACAAAAAAAGTTCCGTTTTGCTTTCGGCGTGATTCCTCCCGCCTTTACTCTTTGTTGTTTTCTTGTGGCTTTTGTTTCTGTTTTGTTTTGAAAATAAAATACAAATATAATTTTGTATTTGTCTTTTATTTATTCTGTATGTCAGTGAATTATAATATAAAAATAAATTGTATTTTCTTGAAAAATAAGTGATATTTTCTTTGCAGTTTCCCGAAATTTTCGTATCTTTGTAATACAGGAAAGAGATAAAAAGAAGGATCTTCACCTGTAGCGAGTTTTGAAATGATGGATTAAAAAAGGGGTTGCAAGTACTAGCAATACTCACAACCCCAAAGAAAGGGATAACTAAATAAAGTACCCCCCCCGAGACGGAGGACAAAGGTACTTTGTTTAGTTAGAACTTCCAAATAATCCACCGAAATTTTTATGAACTGGTAGCCATTTTAAGGCAACGAGATAAAAAAGCGGTGTTCTTTGAATTTTTGAGGGAAACGGTTATAAAGCAAAAACCCCGGGGATAGTTCCCGGGGAAAGCGGTTGACTTGAATCAGCCAAATAAACCGTTATAGTATGGAAATAAGGATTTCCGTAATGGTTTGGAGGTTTAAGCCGTTGATTATTGTAATCAGGCTTTAACCGGTCACCCTGGGGGCGTTGAAAAAGGGATTCGCCCTCGAACGGTTTTACTTATTCCACGTTGCAAATATAGCCTTATTCCTTCATTAATCAGTGTTACAAGCTGTAATAAATGAATTATTAACAATTTAAAATATTACATTATGAAGACTAACACTATTTCAAAGGAGATGCGAGAAGTAAACGTATTACGTTACGGAGCTACAAAGATCTACGTAGATAACGGCGAAACTTTAAGGATGCAAGTAAAAATACAACTTGATGATGAATGTAAGAACGGCGTTTATTCCTGGAGTGTAACGGCTGATATTTACATAAAAAAACGTAGCGGAAGTTATTATTATTTTAAGGGCGGTTGTTGCCATGAAGAAATACTAAAGCAGTTCCCCGAATTTAAGAAGTTTGTAGACCTTCATTTATGCGACTGTTACGGCGCCCCTATGTATGCTGTCGAAAACGGGTATTATTTTTTGAATAAGGAACCAAAAGAAAAAGTTATAAGCTACTTGCGCATAACAGAAGAAGAGTACAACGCTTTGCACGGTGCTGGGGATAAGTCCTATTTCAAATTTTTGCTTTATACGTTAAGCATTGTCGCACGTTGGAAAGAAGAGGCAGATACAGCAATTAAGGAACTGGAAGCGTTAACGGGCTGCAAATGGGTTAATCCATATGAGTATGACAAAGAACGCAAACATATAAGTATAACAGAAGAAGAAGTATCCGATATCAATAATAAAATAGAAACGGGGTATTATACGCCGGAAGCCATTACAGCGAGAAAAGAAGAAGCGCGTAAAAATGCCATCGAGAAAAAACGTAACGAGATAATAAGCCGTTGCGCCTCTGCTGTCAGGAAGGCGGAAACAGAAAGAAACGTACTTCTTTATATTATTGATTCCGGGCTTTCAGTCGATAACGTAATATATTACGACCATACAAACAAAGTAGTATTTAATTGGCTGGATTACAAAGACAAAATAAGCCAAGGAGATTTTGTAGACTTTCTTAATAATGTGGACTATTCCAAATTACCGGAAGGCATAACCTTTGAGATAAAATAAAGTTTAACCAGCAGGGCGAAAGCCCTGCATAATACAATAGATAATGAAAAAGAAAGCCGTAAAATACAGCATAACAGCAAAGAAACAAGATTTTGAAATAATCAAAGTTCGTTCATCAGAAGATGCGTTCAACTTTGCAAAGGAGTTCTATCACGAGGATATTTTAATCTATGAAAGCGCCTTTATTATTTTATTGAATCAGGCCAATAACGTGACGGGATACGCTAAAATATCACAAGGAGGAATAAGCCAAACTTTAGTAGATAAAAGGATTATTGCGAAATACGCTATTGATGCACTTTCTTCGGCTGTAATCTTCGTACACAATCACCCATCCGGAAACATAAAACCAAGCCAAGAGGATATAAATCTTTCTGATGAAATAAAAAAAGGACTTAACCTCTTCGGTATAAAATTACTCGATAGCATTATAATCAGTGATGATAAATACTACTCGATGTTAGACGAAGGGGTATTAGTATAAACGACCACATGACAAGACGATAATAACGCGTTGGGGCTTCGGCCGACGTTTCTTGCAATGATGCCCCGCCGGTAATACGGCCGGCGGGTTATTGAAAAGGAGGATAAAACATGTATTTAATTATATTTGTATGCGTCGTGTTTGCGATAGCCGATGGCATAGACATGGAGAAATTAAATGAGTTTTTGAATAAGGATTAATAAAATAATTTATATGATATGTTTGTAATAGCGTGTATTATTTGGATGGTTATAAATTCATTCTTCCAACTTACAGTGGGAACGGGTTTAAAGGGTTTTAATGGATTTTAGAACATGATTCCCAAGAATATATTATATATTTGGATGGTGAAAAATAATGTTTAATTTAATATAGGAGGTTTTTTATTATGCCTATTGCTTTTATTTTATTGTTGGCTTTGATAATATTGCTTTGTCTTGGTGTTACTTTCGGGGGCCTTTTGTGGATTCCTTTTGCGGGGATTGCCCTTGCTGCTGTAATTGGCTTTATTATGGCCATGGCTGGAGTAAAACAGCCACCTAAATTTAAAGATGTTATGAAAGAAAAAATGAATGAAGAAATCAGAAAGAACAATGCACGGAGAAAAAGAGGAACGAGATAAGAAACAGGAAAAATAAAAAGGGTAAGAAATGACCGGTAGAAAATTGGCTGAACCACGTAAAACTAAAGTTTACAGTGTCCGTTTTGATGCAGATTTGGAACGTTTTATAAATTCTGTACCTAATAAGTCGGAATTTATAAACTTTCTGATCAGGAAAGAGAAAGAAAGGGCTGAACGGGTTGAACGGATTAAAGTCCGTGAAATGCTTTGTAGAATGGAGGAGGCGCAAAAATGAAATATGAATTAAGAAAAGTGTTTTTGGAGAAATACCCGAAGTATGAAATAATACTCCGTATGTATGAAGAGGCGAACGGTTGTGAATGTACATTTGAAAGCCTTTCAAAAATCCGTTTGCAGAAATTTATAGATTATATGTCCGGAAGGGTTGCCAAAAGTTCGGCAAGGCAATATGCTGCAAAGTTTAAGGCCGTATTAAATTTGTATTCTGAAGAGTTCCATATACCGAACGACTATATTAAAATACTCAATTTAAGAAATGAGAAATGCGTATCTATTTGGTTGAACGATGGGGAGCTCGAACGGCTTTCAGGATATAAGGCCAAAAGTGGGAATGAACGACTTGTACAAGCGCAGTTCCTTATAGGGTCTTATTCCGGAATGAGGCGCAGCGATTATTCACGTATAACCGAAGAGAATATGATGGACGGCTTTTTATCGTATGTTTCCCAAAAGACAAAAATACAGGCAACCGTACCCTTAAAGCCGATAGTTGCGGAATTGATAGAACGAGTCGTGATAAGCCGGGAAATATCAGAGATGGCATTTAATGAGATAATCCGGAATATCTGTAAGGAATGCGGGATTAATGAACGGGTGAAAGTCTTCAAGGCCGGGAAGGAGGTAACAGGGGAGAAATGGATGTTCGTTACCAGCCATACCGCAAGAAGAAGCTTTGCCACGAATTTGTATCTCCGTGGTGCCGACCTTTACAGTATAAGCAGGATGATGGGGCATTCATCCGTAACTATGACTGAAGGATATGTTGTATGCGGGTTGAGAGAACAATCGAAGGAGGTTTTGGAGTATTTTAAGTAATATAACAAAAATTATAAGTTGAGTTTTGCATGTGTTTTGTACGTATATTATTTATTGCGTTGTATGTTATTGTGTTTTAGTTATTTATGTGATAAAGCTTTATGCCTCTCACGCATGCAACACGGGTTCGATTCCCGTAGACGCTACAAATTGAAAATCAAGCGGTTATCTATAAAGATAGCCGCTTTTTTTGTGTTGTTTTTGGTGGGTATATTAGCCAAAAAACGGCATAAAACAGCATAAAACGGCACAAAACGGCTCATGTTTTTGCACATCCTTTGCACATCCTTTGCACAAAAGTGGCTATATTTGCACGAGAAAACCAATCGGTTAGCCTTTTTTCAGAGGCATTAAAAAACAAATATATGAATAATATATCGTTTTATTTGGATAAAAGAAGGAAAAAAGATGATGGAGTATACCCTATACGCATATACCTTTGTCATCGTAAAGCAATATTCGTTTCCACGGGGCTTTCGGCACACGAGGACGAATGGGAAGGAAAATATATTTCTGCGAAATCAAGGAATGCAAGGGCGCGTAACTCAATGCTGCGGAATATACTTGATAGGGTGGAAACATTGGTTATTTCGCTTTCGAAGGACAAGAAGCTTCCTTTTATGAGTGACAAGGAACTTGCCGCAGCCATAAGGGAAGAAATATCAGGCGAACCTGCCAAAAAAGAAACGTTCGTGGATTTCATCGGGAGGTATGCGGTAAAGCAAAAAAAGGAGAATACAAAGACTGTTTACCTTTCTACTAAAGAAAAAGTATTCCAATATGATGGGAACGCTACATTTCAAACCATTGATTTGAATTGGTTGGAAGGTTTTGATTCATGGATGGAGGGGAACGGGCTGTCTGTAAATTCGAGATCAATACACCTTCGTAACATACGTACGGTCTTTAATGAGGCAATAGACAACGGAGAGACATCATTCTATCCGTTCCGGAAATTCAAGATAAGGAAGGAAGAGACCCGCAAACGTTCCCTTTCGGTGGATGACCTTAGGGTTATTAGGAATTACCAGGGTGAAGATTTTATAAAGGAGTACCAAGACATGTTCATGCTCATGTTTTATCTTATTGGTGTAAATAGCATAGACTTGTATAAGGCGTCTCCGGACAGCATAGTGGACGGGAGGTTTGAGTATAAGCGTTCAAAGACCGGAAGGTTGTTTTCAATCAAGGTGGAGCCGGAAGCCATGGAAATCATAGAACGTTATAAAGGGAAGGAGCACCTGTTGTATGTGGAGGACCTTAAAGATTACCGTACTTATACCTATGCCATGTGCCGTGGGCTGAAGAAGCTTGGGGAGGTTGAGGTAAAAGGAAGGGGAGGGAAGAAAGAGAGGAAGCCGCTATTCCCAGACATCTCTACGTATTGGGCCCGCCATACATGGGCCACGATAGCCGCGTCATTAGATATTCCTAAGGAAACAATTTCGGCTGCGCTTGGCCATGAAATAGGGAGCAGGGTGACATCCATTTATATAGATTTCGACCAAAAGAAAGTGGACGAGGCCAACCGGAAAGTTATGGATTATGTCCTGTATGGAAAGGAGTGACGAAAAACGTCTGTATTTATGTTGCAAGACAATGGATAATAAACTATATTTGCAGTATGTGGAAAGAGAAATTAGGCAATTATTTGATTGATGTTTCCAAGTACTTTCTTACTGGTGTGTTTGTCGCATCGTTGGTTAAAGACTTGGAGGAAATAAGATGGCTTATTTATGTGCTTAGTGGAAGTGTGGCAGCCGTTTTATTGTTATTAGGTTTAATTCTAACGAATAAAAAGGAGGATAAATGATGGGAAGTTTAATTATTCTAGGAATGGTAGGAATACCATGCTTGGTGGCTCTCCTTTGGTTCTTAACCCCGTCCGGCAAGCGCTGGCTGAAGGATAACCACATGATTTGACGGATTCTTTTATATGTGATTGTAGTCGTCAGGGGAGCTGTTAAAGCTTCCCTTTCTTGTGGTCAGTATTTTGCCCGTTTTATCCTTGTAATCGTTCTTTTGAGTTCATTGGCAAGTTTCTCCGCATTCTCGATTTCGCGCGTCAGTTCGCTTTTTGGAATCCAAATCTTGTCCAACATGTCCCCGTCCCCGGTGCAAAGCCAGGTGATGTTCAGTTCCGGGTATTTTGAATGTATTCTCGATATGATGTCAGTCCCCATGGTTCCCGGCCTTCCTTTTGTAGCCGTATTGGCAATATACTTGTTCGACAGCCCGCATGTCTTTTCAAACTGGCTGGTCCCGGTTATCGTTTTATTCTGTTTCAGGTAAAGCACGAATTGCCTTAACCTGTCAATAGCTCTTTCTTCCATTTCTTATTATTCCGTATAATATCTTATAATATACTTTATTTCCCTATCTTTATTTGGTGGATGAGGTGTCAACTATGATTTTGTATGAAGGGAATCAGGATGGTAATCGCTCGTAATACGTACATAACCAGATGGAAATTGTACATATTTTTCTTTCGTAAATTTTAATATCAAATCACCTAAAGAGCGTCCAGAAGTCCCTTTTTGGTGAATTTTCGACACAACAGAGTAATATACGTTTGTCATATTGGGTAGTATACTTGATTTTAAATTGTTTGGTTTGTCTAAAATCATAAAAAGTGAATTTACAACTACATCAATTCTGTCTTTATTCAATCCATCTTTTATAGCAACATTTAAGGCATCTATGTATCCATCTATTGCGTATTGATCGAAATATGTCTCCTTATCCATTTTCATTGCATAGTTAAATACGGATGTAAATGTTATATCTGATTGCATATACTTCAAACTATTTTCAAGTTCCAAATAATCATCCTTCAACTTTTGATTCTCTGCTTTTATCACTTCAACTTCTTCCCTAACCTTTTCTTCTGCTTTTTCTACTTTTCTATTAAAATCCACCACTGTATATATATTCCAACCAAGTAATACAGTTACAGGAATGGACACTATAGTTGCTATTGTACCTATCATACCTTCATCACCATTAAAACAAAAAGGATTTCGCATATAGGCGCATAGAAAAGCAGCAATAGCAATAATAATAGTAATGGTACATGCAATCTTTATACCTTTACTATCATTGCTAAGCCATGCCCCGATTAATGAAATTGTCGCCAACATTACAATTAGAGAAAATCCTGCAATTATACAAGCATCCATACGTTTATTTATTTAATATTTGGATAACCTTATCTTTTATACCGTTCTATATTTTTCTCTATCAACTCTTTTGATGGAGAATAAAAGAAATACCAGTCTTTATTTTGTTCGTCTTCTACCGATGCGATGTAAATTTGTTGTTTGTATTCTTGATACCAATGAATGTTATTCCCAACACTAGTCAATCTTTTATACCTTTCATCCATGCTATTGGCGGCATCAAGAAAATACGAAACAGTATTTTCGAGTTTTTTTACATGTGATACTACGATGGTTAGTTTTTCATCGTTGAAAAGGTAGTGGTGAAGAACATTTCCTTCTCTACAAGTAAGAACATTTTCTACTTCATTCGTTACAGAACTGCACATATCTTTGACTTCTGAATACGTCTTGTCAAATTGTAATATTGGATTTCCGCAAAAGTCATTTATAGGTGTAATGTGCAAAGTGCACTCTGCTTTATTTTGACCGTATGAAACTATGACCTTAGTAGTTCCTACTTTATATGCCTTTATTTCTATTTTATCATTACTGGTGCTTGCATAGGCATAAAAATCATCTTCTATTCTTATGTTGCACTTATCAAGTTCAATGCCATCAACAGAAAGATAAGCGGTGCCATTATAAGGTATATCTAAATTGCTTTTATCCAACTTTATTTCTACAACATCTAGCTCTATCTCTTTAGGTTCATAATTAGGATTAAGCCATGTGTTATTTAAGAATAATTGAAGTTTTTGGCTCAATATTGATTTAAAACTATTTTTTTCATATTCTTCAAATAGCGCATTCCCCTTTATACTTTCCTTAAACTTTAAAAGTTTTTCAACTTGCTGCATATCATCTAAAGACTCTATTTCCAAGTTCTTTCGGAAGAATATCATTACATCTTTTCCTGCTTTTAAATGCTCATTAATTTCCTCTACACTTCCACTTATGTCAGTATCAGTGGGAGTTCCTAATTTTGAACCAAATATGCAAATAAGCAAATCACTTTTATCAACTACTTGCTCGTTAATGATCTTTTGTGGATGTTTTCCACTATTCGGATAGGCACTAATAGACCAATGTAAAGGAAGCAAAACTTTATGATGTAATTCTGTATGTACATAATTCCATTCATTTATAACATCCTTTGCTATCTGCACTTCCTCTTTTATGTCAGATGGTGCACCTATCATTATTCTATAAACCCTTGCTATAAAACTCATATTAATTTTTCAAATTCAAACCACCTTCTCTATAATACTCTGGATTCTTTCTGCTGATTTCATAACATTAAATTATTTTATTATGGTTTGTTTTTTTATTATTTTATTCCTATTTGAATCTTCGTATATCCACTCAACTTCGTACATAGATGGTGAACGTGTCAAAAAGAGTACCCTAACACTTATAGAGGTTTTTGCAGGTAAACTTTTTATTGGAAACTTCTTTCTCTCATTATTAAGAAGGACATCAAGATCCGAACATACAAAATCTATATTTTGCGCATCTCCGTCTCCAATGTTTTTTACCACTAATCTTTTACAAGTTTTAGTTATACATAATTCTCCAATTATTATTGCTTCTTTAGGTATCTCCAAATACGTATTATAGACATCTCCAATATGTCCATCTCTATTATCGCCTAAATTTATATGCCCTAAAACATTATTAAATGTATCTTTTTCTTTTTGGGGAGTTTTAGCACTAAATAGTCCTCCAATTTTAAAGTCTTTCTTTCTCCAAAGAACAACAATAGCCAATATGATAATACCCAATATACACCACATAATAGTTGGCACATCTTTTAAAAAATGCAAGTCCATATTGCACACTTCATTTTTTTATTTCGTTTCAGTCATTGATACTAATTTGTCTATTATGATGTCTCTTTGTCGATAGTTAGATATTAAATCTTTACATAGCTCATATAACTTATCCCCATTCTGTGGATTTTTTAAAGATTTAAGTCTCTCAATTTCTTTTTTGAGAGAATGAATCTCAATTTCATTATCCGCAAATTGTTGATTGTCTGTCTTTATCATATCTCCTTTCCCGCTTAGGAGCCAATCTGCTGATACACCTTCACATTTTTCATAAATAACTTCTGCATCAAATGTATTACGCGATAGCCACGCGCTAACAGTTTGTGGCTTAACCCCGATATGGGTTGAAAATTTTGCCTTATTACCATCTGTGTAATAATTAATTAGGCATTCAAGCATTTCTGATTTACGCATACCATAAAATGTTAAAGTAAACAAATTGTAGATATAAGTATCCGCAGATTGTTGTTTTGTATCCGCGAACTGCATATCTTTGCACTATAAAGTTATAAATAAAACGCAAATAGCATTGCATCATAAAGAAATAAATATGGAAAAAGAAGTAGAAAAAAAGCCGATTGGTCCGACATTGAAGAGAATGCAAGTGGGGGACAAGGAAACGTTTCCGGTTTGGAGGGCATTATCCGTACGCTCAACTATTGGTCAGATACAAACAGTTACGGACATGCGGTTTTCAACCCGTTCGGAGTACCCTGATTTTATTGTGACGCGGAAACAGTAAGGCTATGGCAAAGAAATTCTATTATATGAACGGGAACGGGTTACTATTGTGTCGGATGGACATCATTGGACATTCCCGTAATGATATAAACAAGATTACCATTGATGTAAAGCGGCTGTTTGAGGTAACGGACGAAGAATTGATGAGCTACCGTAATGTAGGACCAAAGTACCTTGCCAAAATCAACGCGATACGGGAGGAGTTGAAGAAATTTTTATTTGAAGTCAAATCATAAAAGATAAATAGCTATGGAATCATTCAAAAAATGGATGGACAGGGTTGTTGGTAAAAGACCTGATATAACAGCAGACTGGAGTACTACTAACGCAGAAACATTAGTTCCTGTAAAAAACACACGTAAAAGCGAAGAAACATCCGTAGCGGCATTCCACTTGATGATTGCAACCATGTGTATTGAATACATGAAACGTATGTCATCAATTCAATTTGCAGATAATTCAGAAAAGAAATCCGCACTTGAAAAATTGGGATTAACCAACAGTAAGACGTACAAAGACATTGTTGCTTTAGATGATATGTATAAAGAGGTTGAATTATTAAATTATCTCAAACCTATTTTCCCAAACAGCATGTTTATGAAGTTGGAGGATTTCAAGGCATTGTGCAGAAAATACGGGCTTGTATGTGGGACGCTTGATGAATTTAAAGGAGAGGTTCCCGATAAAAACTTAAAAGAAATAGATGCTGCTTTAGAAATAGTTAGCAATGGAGAGTATAATATATCGCAGTACTTTGAACATGAGGTATACACTTTTAAAAAAATTACTGTCATTGAAGGGAAAGGTACAAATTATAGGAATCAGATTGAAAAGATGAAGGATGATTTAAGCCATTTCCATTTTCGTAAATGTTCCCTAGGGGATATAATGAAATTATATGGTTCTAGGCAAATACGAGAAAGACACTTATTTGGATTGGATATATCAGGTATTTACGTAGATCATACATTTCTTCATCCTAAACAGATGCTTATTGCAGCATCACCCGATTTAATGAGTAAGATACAAATTTCTTATGAAGAAATTCCTGCCCCAAAACCTATGATTGACGACGACCCTATTGTATTCCAGATACTTTCGCATGATATTGTGATGATACATTCAAAATGGGGCGATGGATCAAACGATCCAATGTTTGATGAGAGAAAACTATGAGTACGGGATTCATCTTATTGTTCATCGCATGGGCGATAAGCACAGTGGAGAACATCTTCCTTTTGTGGTACTTGAGGAAGCATATTTGGAGAAAAGAAACAGATTGAAGTACTTTAAAAAACTAAAGCAATGAAAGAGAAAGAATGCACATGTCCGATATTCCGGGCGTTGAAAAAGAAAGGGCTTCGTTGGAATCCCGAAACGGGGGTGATAGAAGTCAATAGACTTTGGAGGGCAAGATTGGGAGAAATTTATTTTTTCATAAATTCCAATGGAGAATTATATCCCGAAAAAGAGCTCAATAATAAAATAGATAATATGCGTTGGAAAATAGGTAATTATTTCAGTACAGAAAATGAAGCCCAAAAATACGCCGACGAGTTCAAAAGGATATTGCAAGGAAGAACTTTAGACAAGGAGGAATAGATATGAACAAGATAATCCATATAGAACCATTGTATCGTGACCTGATGGTGCATTTTGGTAGCCCAAAATCCCTAAGGAAAGAGTTGAAAAGGTATGTAGATGAAAGTGTAATAAAACGTGTTTATGACGACAATGAGTTTAATGGAAAGAAAGCGTTGACCTATATGAATCAAGATTGTGGGGTGTTCTTTGTCTGGATGCCCAACAAGCCGTCTACTGCGGAGGATTTGGGATTCCTCGTACACGAATTGTTTCATGCAGTAGTAGAGATGTGCGAAATAATAGGCGCAGAACTCGTTTCACAATCCCAGGAATTCTACGCTTATCTCATTGGTTACTTAACCGAGCGTGTCATTACAGACTGTAAAATCAGCCTTTCTTGTCCCGTTCAATAACAGTTGTCTTTGGATGTTTCTTCGCATACTCCATTGTAACGTAACGTCCTGTGATGGCACTTCGAGGTTTACCCTTTGGCATTTGAGATTTTGATTTCGTCATAAGAAACAGTTTAAATTATATGGCAATATTACCAATCTGATAGAAACAAAAAATATGCCAATCCCCTACGGACGGTATGAACGGCATCCGGTAGCGAGAATCGGGTGGGGGACCAAAAAAGAGTTCTTTGACTTGTTGTTGGTGCAAAAGTAAATGAGACATAAAAGGAGCGGCTTTCGCCACTCCCAGGGTTTTTAACCTCTGCGAATCCGAACGGTAGTGCGTACGGAAGTCCTCACAGTGGTTCTAACCCTCACGGTAACTTTTGCCATGGCGTGAATTATTTAAGTTAATACTTGGATAATCTCAGCCTTATCCTTTAGGCGAATGCCATTAAGGTAAGATGGTTTTCAGGATAACAGGCAAAAGTTACTTTTAATCTTATTCGGCTTTGATGGTGATGGGCTTTCCGCAGTGTGGGCACGAAATAACACCGGATGCTCCATTTACATCTTTTGGAGAAGCAAATAGTTGCCATAAAGGTACATCTAACTTTGAAGCAATCCTTTGGGCTGTTTCAACAAGCATTTTACCTTGTATTTGCTTACTTAATGCCTGCCTGCTTATTTCAAGCATGTCGGCAAGTTCTTGTACGGTAATACCTTTCTCTTTTAATATTTCTTTTATCCGTGTCATGACTGCAATTTTTTGCAAAGATAAACCATTCTTAGCGATGTAAACAGAATTATTTACTAATAAAGGTTAATAGGAAATATATTTATTTCCAATAATTTGTTTTATGACAATAAAACTATTTACTTTGCACCAACAAATAAAAACTCACAGAAAGGCGTGAAGCTACCAATCGAATTGGCCTGTGGGTGCACAAAATCCAGTTCTTTGACATATTGCGAACATCAGTCATGCCGGAATGTTGGCGAGCGGAAACGCGGAGAAACCACCCAAGCGGAAGGCTGAAAGAGAAAGCGGACAGCGGGATTTCACCTTATCCCATCAAGTATATCGCATTGGGGCGCGAGCACGCTACCGCCGAAACTCATGATACATATAATCCACCGCAAAAGGCGTGATGCCGTCAATCGGATTGGCGCTGTGGAACACAGCAAATTAAGTTCATAACAACAGATTATAAAGTTTTCGTAATGAAACGGAATAGCTATCGTCAGAAGTATGAAGAAGATGGTCAAACAAATCTTCAAGGTAATCCCACTTGCGCATGTCCCCAAAATGGAGGATTATCTTCCAAAGATGATTGTTCTCTTCAAAAAACGGAAGAATTGTCGCGGATAGATTTGAGTAAATTTCCCGTTGGTACACGGGTTGTTCGAGTGTCGCCATATTTGACCTTAGATATTCCCGACAGTTTTTTTGAGCAGAACCAAGGTTCGCATGAAGACAGAGGATTACATAATCTTTATACGAAAGAAGGCTATCTATCCGAAGAACATCGCAAAGAACAATTAGCCTTTTTAAATGGGCGATCGCCGAAAGGTCGCAAATAGCTTCCTCAAACCATATCATCCCTGATATATCACCGGACATTGTGCCGTTAATCAGGTGGTGGCAGTACTCATGAGAGAATTGGTAAACCCAACGCCACCAGTCGTCACCACTTACATGTAAGCATATCTTATGGCCAATTTGACCATTATCATATATGGTAGGGCATTCATCCTTGTATGATATTATGCAATCACTTGTATGGAATACATCATTTCCTATCCAATTTGAGAAATCAATTTGGACTTGTTGTAATAGGCGGTAGACAATATCCTTGTTGTAGTTGCCAAAACGAGGGTCTTCCGCAACGTATAAATTTGTTGAAATTCTATTTGTAATCATAAGTTTTAAATGTGACGCTGCAAATATAGAATAATCCCGGCGTACTTCCAATATCAAAGTAAGTTTTAAGTGTGACGATTTTTCTTTTACTTCATTGGAAGTGCGCCTTTCAAACCAATCTCCTCCGGTAAAATTCCGGTATGCGGAGACGCTAAATACCTATTGTTGGGTTGAGGAGAACTAAAACTTAAAAGCTAAAATTATGGCACAAAGAAGAATTATGAAAGTCGAGCCGGTTCAAAAGAAATGGCTCTCGATGCAGGAAGCAATGGCTTATCTTGGATGTAGTGAAAGATTCCTTCGTGAATTGAAAAACAATGCCGAAGTGAAATTTGCCAAGAGGGGACGGATGATATGGTATGAGTTACAAAGTTTAGACCGTTTTTTCGAGCGTAACCGTATAATATAAATGGATCGTCATGAAAAAGGTTTTTTACATACTATGTTCTTTGGGCATTGTATATGCTTTCATGCGTGCTGGCCATTCCGACATGGTTTCACAGGTAATATATACCATGCCGGAAGATATTTACGAAGACATCGTGGACAGCCTTCGTATGCAAGGGCATGAGCCTTCTGACGAGATGATAGCGGATTTCTATATTGAAAATTATCAATGAAAAGGACTGAAATACAGAACCTGGCATCGTCCATAGAAGATGAACTCATTAGAATGTTCGACTATGACACAAGAAGGTCTGTCGTCCGGCTTGAATCCGGTCATTATTCGGTTGAGGTTTTTTATGACAGCCTATCCGGAGAATTGGATGTAGGCATTTTGGGAAATTTATCCAATATGGAGCTTTCTAATTTGTCCCAATCAATAAAGGATTCCATAAGTACTGAAAAAGTAATGAACGAGGTACATTTGGAAGAATCCGTAATGGAACGTGAGGAAGAATGCGAATGGGATATGAAGTGGGCATTGGATCACAGTCCTTTGTATAGATGACAATAAAATAATTATCACAGGTGCGGATGTTGCTCGTTTTATTATGGACGTGACCTGAAGAAATTCCTCAAATCAGAAATGGAAGTAAAATGAAAGAACTAATAGAAATCCAACACAACCTGAAAGCCCCCAAAGGGCAATGGAATAACTTCGGGAAGTATAAGTACCGGAGTTGCGAGGACATACTGGAGGCATTGAAGCCCCTATTGTATGAACATAAGTGCGAACTTACGATTGCCGACGACATGGTTCTTGTGGGCACGCGCATATATGTAAAGGCCACCGTTACATTAAAGAATGAAAACGGTGAAATCGTATCGACTACTGCTTATGCTCGTGAAGAAGAAAGCAAGAAAGGTATGGACGGCTCACAGGTGACGGGCGCGGCTTCTTCATACGCCCGGAAGTACGCCCTGAACGGAATGTTTTGCATCGACGACACTAAAGACAGCGACGACACCAACACTGATGGTAAAGACGACGGGCTTTCCTACAACAGGGACACGGCTTTCCAAGAGATAGATGCCGCCAAAGACACGGCAGAACTTTCTAAGATATACAATAAATATACCATGCTCCATGCCGACAAGGCTTTCATGGAGCGTCTGGGTGCAAGGAAAAAGGAGGTGCCTTATGTACAAGCTTAAAAAGTCCAAGGTCGTGTTTTATCCGGCCACTCACACCTACGTAACACCGGACGGCCGGATGCTTGATGGGATAACCGGAATGATTTCCCGGCAACTTTTTCCCAGTAAGTATGACGGTGTGGATGAGGAAACGATGCGTAACGCCGCCGAACGCGGTTCATTCATCCATTCGGTTTGTGAACTGGTGGATAGCTTGAATATTGAGCATGAAAGCCCCGAGGCAATGGGGTACAAGGAGTTAAAAGATACATACGGCTTGCGGCATGAGGAAAGCGAATACCTTGTGTCAGACAACGTACACTTTGCGAGCTGTATCGACAAGGTTTACAGGGATGGCGAATCAACATTTACATTAGCTGATATAAAGACTACTTATAAACTTGACAAGGAATATGTCAGGTGGCAGCTTTCCATCTACGCCTACCTTTTTGAACGTCAAAACCCCGGAGCGAAAGTCCTCCACCTTTATGCTATCTGGCTACGCGGAGAACGACATGAACTCGTGGAAGTTGAACGCATTCCGGATGACGTGGTGGTGTCATTGATGGAACACGAAGTGGGCGGTGAGCAATTCACCAACCCTTATGCACCTTCCGTCACGGACACAAGCCTTCCGGAAAAATATGCCGCCATGGAAGATGCCATAGCCGAAATCGACCGGCAATATAAATATTGGTCGGAAAAGAAAAAGGAACTGGCCGATGGCGTAAAATTCGAGATGCAGAATGCCGGTGTAAGCAAGTGGGTCGGTGACAGGGTATCTTTTACACGCAAGGAAGACAGCGAAAGGGAAGATTTCGACAAGAAACGTTTTGCCGCCGACCATCCCGACCTTTACAAAGCTTATCTCATCAAAACCAAAGTTTCAGGAAGTGTGATTTTAAAAGTGAAATAGTAACATAAAAACATTAGAAAATGAGCAGCTTATATGGAAGTATCTGCCTGAGCGACATTCCACGCTCACAGATGAAAAAGATTATGTGCAAGGATGGCAAGGAGCGTATATTCCTGAACATCTTTGTGGGGGAAAGGAAAGAACCTTCAACCTTTGGCGACAGGACGTATACCCACTTCGTTTCTTGTTCCCCCAAAAAAGAGGAACGCAAGGACGGTGAGAATTACTTCATTGGAGATCTTCAAACCTACCAGTCGCAACCGAACGCCCCCACTCCCGAACAGGTGGCCGCAGCCCCAAGCGTATCACCTCTTGACGACTTGCCTTTCTGATAGCCTATGAGGTACGACGGTTCCAATGAACTTCATGCCCGGCAGGCGAGGGCAAAATTAGAAAAGCTCATCAAAGACAAAAAGATATTTGACTTGACTGAAAAGAAACCCCAAAGAAGCATTCAAGCCAACAAATACCTTCACGTCTGCCTTTCATACTTCGGATGCCAAATCGGCGAAACCATGGAGTATGTGAAGAGGAACTACTACAAGATACTTTGTAACCCCGATACATTCATAAGGGAGAGGGAAGACAAATACCTTGGCCGTGTGAAATACCTGCGAAGTTCCTCCGAATTGGACAGTTCGGAATTTTCCCTTACGGTAGACCGTTTCCGTAACTGGTGTTCATCAAATGCCGGTGTCTATATCCCAAGCCCCGATGAAGAAAGGCTGATACAATTAATGGAATTAGAAGTAGAACGTAATAAAGAATTTATTTAAATATGAATGAAAGTAACATATCACGAGACCACATCGCGCTTGAAGCGATGAAAATAATACTGGATAAAAGCATAAAACAACGTATCACTCCCGTCCAACGCATCAGGAAATTGGCAGGGCTGAGATACGAAGTTCGCTCTTTTTTCATACACAATCCCGGAAACGTGGCCGAGGCGGCTTATAAAATCGCCGATGCGATGATAGCCGAAAGGGAGAAAGGAGGCAAGCAATGAACGAATGGTTTGAATGCAGCGTAAGATATGAAAAGACGCTTGAAAACGGAATGCAGAAATATGTGAGTGAACCTTACTTGGTGGAAGCCATCAGCTTCACCGAAGCCGAACAGCGGTTTATCGAAGAGATACAGCCTTTCATGAGCGGTGAATATGAAGTAAAGGCCGTGTCCAAGCGGAAAATCAGCGAGCTTTTTGAAGACGACAAAGAGCTTGCCGACAAATGGTTTAAATGTAAGGTCGCATTCGTCACGTTGGATGAAAGGAGTGGTATTGAAAAGCGTAAAATGCAAACCATTATGGTACAAGCCTCCGGCTTGTGGGATGCCGTGAAGCGTTTGGACAAAGTGATAGGATGCACCATGGCCGACTATGAGATTGTGTCTGTCAGCAAGACGGCCATCATGGACGTGTTCCACTACAAGGAGAAGGAGGCATCCCATGGAGAATGATTTCATTCCGGATTGGTGGATACCGGAATAAATAGAAAACACAAAACGAATTAAAAAATATGGAAAAGAATGATATTTTGAATAGCGATTGTGATGTCCGCAGTAGTGCCGCAGGAAACCCGAACACACCTGTCGACACGTTGGTTGAGCTTGCCAAGGATAGCGATTGTGATGTCCGCAGAAGTGCCGCAGGAAACCCGAATACACCTTCCGGTACGTTGGTTGAGCTTGCCAAGGATAGCCATTGGGCTGTCCGCAGAAGTGCCGCAGGAAACCCGAACACACCCGGATATAAACCAATAGAAGATGAATTTATCGTATCCGAAACATACGTGGCAATCAAAGGAACAAACCACATCTGGTATAAACACAACTATCCCAATGTCGATCCATTCTATACTTGTGGGTGTTTTTGTGGTTCCCGTAAGATGTTGCTTTCACGTATTTATTCCATAGACCAAAGTGAGGATCCTGCTATAAGAATGAGGATATTGATGGCATTGGACAAAAAGTTCAAGGAGGTTTTTGGAAGATAAATTCGAAAACCACCAGTCCGGATAGTACGAGTATTCCCCGAGGCCGTTCGTCCACATGGAAGGATATTACCATACGGTAAAGAAGCCGGTTCGATTCCGGCACGGCCTCCGCTATAGTTATACTTATTTGGTTAGGATTAGGTATTAGTTAAAACAACGCCCTTCCGGTCTGTGAGGATAGGACGGGCAAACGGTACCGTGGCGGAATTGGTAGACGCACGACGAGTACTGGAGCTTTACCCAGCCGGAAGGGTTACTCAAAGCAGAAAGCTCATGCAGGTTCAAGTCCTGCCGGTACCACAAAACTAATATAATTTATATGAAAAAGATTTTTGACTATGATTTTAGAAACGAATTATTCCTCTGTTTGAGAGAGTCAGGAATAAAAGATAAAGAAATAAGGGAAATAATCCGTAAACGCTACAAGGAATCATTGAAGGATGAAGTTGTTGAACGATTAAACACTGTGATAAAAGCAATTAAAGAGGATAATCTTGAAGAAATAATCCCCTTTATAGGTGACAGCCCTTCAGGTGATGACTATGGTTGTGATAACCGCTACATTTCTTTTAAAGATGTTACTGATTGCGAAGATATAGGAGATGTTATAGATGCTTTGATGGAAAAATGAACGAAATCCTGACAGGAAAGATTTGCCCTTATTGCGGCAAGCCTACCGAATACGTAGACAGTTCCGTTATATACGGACGCTCCTACGGCATGATTTACCTCTGCCGTGATTGCAAGGCATACGTTGGTGTCCACAAGGGCACAGACCAAGCATTAGGACGTCTGGCAAATGCGGAACTTAGGGAAGCCAAGAAAGAAGCCCACTTCTATTTTGACCAGATAGCCAAGACAAACCTTATAAACAATATTTGGAAGAAAAATATACCCAACACATCTAACAGAAATAAAGCCTACCTATGGCTATCTAATCAACTGGATATACCACGTGAGCTTTGCCACATAGGGATGTTTGATGTGGAGGATTGCAAACGAGTTGTTGAACTATGTAAACCATTAATAGAATGCCATACTATATAAAAAGAAAGCTAAAGAAGAAAGAAAAGCCCTTGCCTTTATTCGACAAGGCGGGCATCAAGATAAAGAAGAAGCCGGATTTGGTAGCCAAACTCGATAAAGTCTTCAGCCGCTATATCCGGCTTCGTGATGCAATGCCAAACGGATATTTCCGTTGCATCTCGTGTGGTCAGATAAAGCCATACGAGCAGGCTGATTGTGGCCATTACATAAACAGGCAGCACATGAGCACACGGTTTGACGAAATGAATTGCAACGCCCAATGCCGTAAGTGCAACCGCTTCATGGAGGGCAACATTCAAGGATACCGTCAAGGACTTATTGCCAAATATGGCGAAAAGCGCGTCCTTATACTGGAATCCATGAAAAACCAAATGCGCAAGTATGCTGATTTTGAATTAACCGAACTCACCAAGTATTACAAGGCTTTGGGGGATAAACTAAGTAAGGAGAAAGGAATATGAAAGATTTAGGATATTTCAAAGGAGAGAAATGTAATAGGAACGGATGTAATGGAATCATTGACGAGCATGAGAAAGAAGGAGAATGCACCTGCCACATTAATCCTCCTTGCTCCTATTGTACCACACAAACTTCATATTGCCCAAAGTGTGGCTGGAGTGCATCAGAAGAAGAATACGAATATCATCTGAATAGGAAACAAGCCCCGTTTGTATATAAGCATAAAACAGAGGAAGAACGCTTTAATGAACTTAAAGATGGTGAATTTGGCTATATCTATGTAGCAAGTGGTAGCAGCATTATTTGCAGAATAAGAGGAAAGCATCCTAACATGAAGCCAAAAGAAATTTATGAGAAACTTCATTTACGTGAAAACCCTGAAATGCCAAGAATGAAAAAATTTACCGATACGGAATTTGAACTTACCTATTTCAACGATTAATATGTACAAGCTACGTGATTATCAACAGAAAGCCAGTGATGCAGCAGTCAGTTTCTTTGCCAACAAAGCGAAGAAGAACAATGCCATCATGGTGCTGCCCACCGGCGCGGGAAAATCGCTTGTGATAGCCGACATAGCGGCAAGGCTCAACGGACATACGCTGGTGTTCCAGCCCTCGAAAGAGATTTTGGAACAAAACTACCTGAAGCTATGTTCGTATGGCGTACTCGATTGCTCTATCTATTCAGCATCGTTCGGGCGAAAGGAGATTTCAAGAATAACCTTTGCCACCATAGGCAGCGTGATTAATCATCCTGAACTTTTTCAGCACTTTCAGAATATAATCATAGATGAATGCCATTTGGTGAATCCCAAAGAAGGGATGTACAAATCATTCCTTTCGATTCTGAAATGCAAAGTACTTGGTTTGACCGCTACACCATATAGACTTTCTTCAAGCCGTGATTACGGCTCTATGTTGAAATTCATCACCCGGACACGCCCATGTGTATTTTCGGAAGTCATTTATCAGGTACAGATTTCCACCCTGCTTGATATGGGCTATCTGGCGAAACTGGACTACTACGCCATGAATCCTATCGGATGGAACGAACTCAACCTGAAAGTGAATACGAAAGGGGCTGACTATACTGACAAGTCAGTTGTCAAGGAATACGAACGTATCGACTTCTACGGATTCTTGGTGAGCATTGTTCAACGCCTGCTTAATCCTAAGAGCGGAGTGAAGCGAAAAGGTATATTGGTATTCACCCGTTTCCTGAAAGAAGCCGAACGGCTCACATGGTCCATTCCCGGAACGGCCATCGTTTCGGGTGACACCCCCAAGAAAGAGCGTGAGAGGATTCTCGAAGCGTTCAAGGCAGGCGATATTCCTGTTGTTGCCAATGTCGGGGTACTTACGACAGGATTTGATTACCCCGAGCTTGATACAGTCGTCATGGCACGACCTACAATGTCGCTTGCCTTGTACTACCAAATCGTAGGACGGTGCATCCGTCCGCATCTGAATAAGGAAAGTGCATGGTTTGTAGACCTTTGCGGAAACATCAGGCGTTTCGGGGAAGTCAAGGATTTGCGCCTCGTGGACGGCGGAAATGGAAAGTGGGCAGTATATTCCGGCAACAGGCAATTAACCAATGTGAGATTCTAAAGATATGAGGACAAGTTTTGTTTTTTATGATAGTTGGTGGGAGGCGATTCAGAATCTGCCGAGAGATGTTCAGGGAGACGTGCTCACAGCCATAATAGAGTATGGCTTAACAGGAGAAACTACTGGACAACTGAAGCCGATAGCGAAAGCCATGCTGGCTATGGCAAAGACACAAATAGATGTCAACAACCAACGGTTTGAGAATGGAAAAAAGGGAGGCAGGCCGAACCAAGGGGAAACCAAAGGCAAACCAAACAATAACCAAACGGAAACCAAAGAGAAACCAAAAGGTAACCAAACCGGAACCAAAGTCGAACCTAATGTAAATGATAATGTAAATGAGAATAATTATCCCCCCATAAGCCCCCCTAAAGGTGGGCAGGATTTAAATCAGGATGAAGATACGCTTTCGGAAAGGGAGGCGGAATTGAATGCGCGGGAACAGGAACTACTAAAGCGAGAGGCGGCATTAAAGGCCAAAGAGGGCACAAAGCTGCCGGACATAAGCTTTGTGTCGGATGATTTCAAGGACATATTTGAGACATGGCTAAAATACAAGCAGGAAAAACGTGAAAGCTACAAATCGAAAAAGTCCTTGCAAGCATGCTATAAGAAACTTCTCACGTTAAGCGGAAACAACCCTGATACAGCCCGTAATGTGGTTGAGCAGTCAATGGCCAACAACTGGTCTGGCTTATTTGGATTAACAGGAAACAATCATGGAACAGCAAATCGGAGCAATTATACAAGCAAGCAAGAAGCAAACGCCTATGCTCTTGAACGTTTGCAACAACATAAGCTTGACCTCGAAGCGGGCTTGGCTGACCAAGTGGAAAGGCCGTTCTGAGATAGTGTGTGCATTTTCCCCGATGCAATGGGGGTATGCCGCAAGCAATCCAGAAAAGGCGTATATGGCAGATTGTCCCACACTGTTGCAGCTTGACGCGCTTTATGGGGGAGGTACTTCCGCCTATTGGGTAGACACACAGGTGTCTGCCCTGTTCGGTTCTTCCAGTAGTCGTGAAAAGGGCATTGTAGACGGCATAGTCATATTCTGCCAGTCGTTTTCATCCCAAATATCCGGATTCAAGATGTCCGAAGTCATGCTGTTCTTCGCACGCTACAAGGCTGGCCGATACGATAACTCATACGGCGCATTTGATTCCCGGCGTATAGGTAACGCTTTCTTCAAGGAGTTTGTTCCTGAACGCAACAAGGAGCTTGATTTAATCAACCGCAACAAGCTTGCTGAAGAAATCGAGCGCAGGAGATTTGTCCCGCCGAAAGGGCATACAAGCTTATCATTAGTGCAAGAACTTCGCCGACGTGCCGCCGATGGCGACAAAGAAGCCCTCAGACAACTCACTCCACCATGAAACTGACGATTTACTGGGTAACGAAAGACGAATCCATACGCGCCCGCATCAGGAAGCGTTTCGGCATCCCTTGGGGCATGACTGTCAACAAGGAAACGAAGGTCGAAATACGGGATGAGGATATGGATTTGTTGAGAGAAACGGAAAAAAGAGGATTCATTCAGATTAGATTCAAAAAACGATGAAAACAAAACACATAAACCATTGGACGCCGGCCGAACTTCATTTCCTGGAAAAGAACTACGGCTTCATGCCCACACACGATATTGCCGTGTATTTGTCCCGGCATTCACTCAGTTCCATCTACCAGAAGGCATCCGCTTACGGCCTGACACAGAAATATCCGGAAGCCAAAGAATACCATTCCCCAAAATTCCGTAACATGACTGTCATGGAACAAGCTTATGAGATGGGGATGTCGTATTCGGCCGTGTGGGCTAACCGCAGGAAAAAAGTGGTATGACAATTTATTTTGAATAAGAAAATGATAGAATTATGCCAATAAGTGAAGTATATAACACGGACTGCATGGAATACATGAAATCTATTCCTGACAAGTTCTTTGAGTTGGCTGTAGTAGATCCACCATACGGACTGGACAAGAAAAGTACACACGGAAGAGGTAAACTAAAAGATAGAAGTCTAAATCGTGGAAATATTCAGAAATGGGATATCCGTCCAAATCAAGAATATTTTGATGAACTTTTTCGGGTCAGCAGGAATCAGATAATATGGGGAGGCAATTACTTCAATTTACCACCGAGCCGTGGAATTGTCTGTTGGGATAAGATGCAACCGTGGGAAAACTTCTCCCAAGTTGAATTGGCATGGACATCTTTCGATTGTCCGGCTTCCCTCATCCGTCTATCCAATACCGGTGGAGCTAACAAAGAAACAAAGATTCATCCTACACAAAAGCCAGTTGCATTATATCACTTCTTGCTGAAAAAGTTCGTTCGTTCCGGTAATAGGCTCCTCGACACTCATTTGGGTAGCGGGAGCAGCCGGATAGCCGCCTATAAGATGGGTTTTGATTTTTGGGGAACCGAGATAGACAAAGAATATTTCGATGCGCAGGAAAAACGCTTTCGGGAAGAATGTCTGGGCGAAGTGAGACTGAAAAACGGCGATGTATATGTACAAAAAGAATTGTTTGAATTATGAATTTAGATAAAAAGATAGACTATTCCATTGCCTTGTTGCGCAAGGCTGAATCCATGGCCTTGCGTTTAGACCCCGAAAATGGATTCTATTTGGCTTTCTCCGGTGGAAAGGATAGTCAAGCCCTTTACCACATCGCGCAAATGGCCGGTGTGAAGTTTAAAGCACACATGAATCTGACCAGCGTAGACCCTCCGGAGGTCATACGTTTTGTCAGACGGCAATATCCGGACGTGGAGCTTATCAAACCTAAGATAAGCATCTACGACATAGCGAAGAAGAAAGGGATATTACCCACAAGACAGTTGCGGTGGTGCTGTTACGTTTATAAGGAACAAAACGCAGCAGGTAAAATCAATCTTGTCGGTGTACGTAAACAAGAAAGTACAAGGCGTAACAATTGGAAAGAAATGCAAATCAATGGCGGTAAAACGTTTAAAGGCAATTTCGACCAATTCAGTATTCATAATGAAACGATGATTTCCTGCATGGGAGGCGGAAAAGAAAAGATTGTTGTATCCCCTCTTCTTGATTGGACGGAACAAGATATTTGGACTTTCCTAAACACCGTTGCCAACGTACCGCATTGTGAACTTTATGACAAAGGGTATCGGCGTATCGGCTGTATTGGTTGCCCAATGACACATTACAAACAATTGTTGCGTGAATTTTCCGATTATCCCCATGTCAAGCGGAATTGGATGAAAACAATAGAGTGGCTCATGACAAACAAATGGACTGATGTAAGGTGGGATAATCCCGAACAAGCCTTCAACTGGTGGATAAGCGGAAAGTCATTTGACAAGTTCTATGCCGATGAAGTATTACAACAGAAATTTGATTTTGATTTATGAAAAGAGAAGATATTGAAAAAGCGGCGGCAATATATACCGCCCAAGCAGAGGACAGCGATTATGCAGAAGTAAGAGACGTAAAACAGGCTTTTGTCAGTGGTGCAGAATGGATGGAAAAACATTTTTCGTGGATAAGTGTAGAAGAACGTTTGCCGGAATCCAAAGAAAAAGTATTAGTTCTTAATAGAATGAAACATCATGATAAATATTTTGTATCGGAAAATATTTATATAAATGGAAATTGGGCGGCGAAATCGGCAATGTATTACGAAGAAATTGCGTGGATGCCTATTCCTTCTTTTGATGAAATATTAGAAGCTAATAGGGATGTTTTGGAACGGATTAAGTATAAATCTAAACCAACTTGCATTAGAGATAAAGATAAGACATGTAGTAAATGCCATGAATGTGATGTCGATGTAATGAATCCAACACGTTCAAATTATTAAGGAGAAAGGGGATTAATTATGACAAAAGAACAGATTGAAGAAGCGGCAAAAGAATATTCTGGTTTAACTGATAATCCAAAAGATTCAGATTCGAGAGAGAAAGGCTCTTTGTGTATTGCGTTTAAAGATGGTGCCGACTGGTGCATCAACTCTGTATGGCACGACGCAAGCGAACAACCTAAAAGAAACGAGATTTATTTAGTCCAAATGGGCAAAGATGGCTTTGATACTTTCTATGATTCTAAAAATTGGAAAGTATTCAAAAGGGGGTTAAATATCACCCGTTGGGCATACATCGAAGATTTACTACCTAATACGGAGGAATAATAAATGTTAGACATATTGGAATTTATATTTCAGGACTTTTTTCATTGGCTCGGTACGGTAATACTCATTATTTGTATTCCCTTTCCATTTAGCCATAATAGTTTCATTAATATCAAAAACGAAAACAAGGAGGATTGACCCATGAACTTGAACGAACTGAGAGACCGTGCCTACAAGACCGCCTGCAAACACGGCTGGCACGAGGAAGACCTGAGTAACGAACATCTTTTATGCTTGGTCATATCCGAGCTAATGGAAGCCGTGGAAGCTGACAGGAAAAGAATGCACGCATTCAGGACACCATTTGAAGATTTTATATGTCGTTTCACGAGAGACCCGGAGCACGCTTACAAGGTCGCTTTTGACGAATACATCAAAGATTCCGTGGAGGACGAACTTTCCGATGCCGTGATACGCCTGCTCGACCTTGCCGGGCTTAAAGGTATAGATTTGGAAAACTTCAATTACGAAGAAAGCCACATATCCGATTATTCAGGATTATCATTTACCGAAGCCATGTTCGGCATCACCAAGGAAATCACGAACGGTTTTACGGAAGACGATGTACTGGAAGAGAAGGTACATTCTGTCTTGAATGAAATCTTCTCTTTCTGCGAGGATATGGAAATAGACATTGAGTGGCAAATCGAACAGAAAATGCAGTATAACGAACTCCGTCCGTATAAACACGGGAACAAAAAGTATTGAGTATGAAAGCAAGAATAAAATCAAACGGGCATATAGTGAATGTCCACGAAACGGGAGAGCGCGTGATTAGTAAAAACGGTATCGAACGAATATATATAAGCGATGATTGCAGTGGAATTTACTATATCCAGTCGGAACTTGAATTTTTACAAACCAATGACGAAGACACCATTGACTGGAATCAAGTCCGCATACAGGCGGCCATAGCTGCGATGAAGTCTTTAATTACGTGTTATGAAGGTGTTTCCAATGCAGAAAAAAAGGTTATAGAAGAATCTGTGATATATGCCGACGCTTTGGTGGCAGAACTCAAAAAGAAAGGAGGACAGAAATGAAACGGATAATCAAATTCAGAGGAAAAAGAATCGAAAACGGCGAATGGGTGTATGGCTACCTCGCCGACGAAGATTACATAAACGACATAAATTCTATTGACCTATCCTCAAAACAGGTTAATCCAGAAACCGTCGGGCAGTTCTCCTTATTTTATGACAAGAACGGGAAGGAGATTTACGAAGATGATATACTCAAATTTTATCACAACAATAAAGAATTTGTTTGCGTTGTCGGATGGAATAATAAGGTTGGCGCATGGTGCATACGACTCAAATATGAAGCGATTTTGGGTATAAGACCTTTGGGCGAATGGTTGTGTGATTATTTAATGGAAAAAAATGGTAACATCCACGACAACCCCGAACTACTGGAAGGAGGAAGCGATGAAGAATAACCAATTATTGAACAATTACTACGATTCCTGCAACGCCCTGCTCGAAGCCTTCTGCAAAAAGCACTACTTCGACTATGAGGATGCCCGGCAAAGTTGGGTCGCCGGATGCGTGGGCGAAATAGTGTGCTGTGGCGATTATTACTTCAACATGGACGTGATAGTCACCGACCTCAAAGAGGATGCTCCTGAAGAGGAACTGATAAAGTGGTATGACTATAACACAGAATGTTCCTTCTTCGGAATAAACGGTTGTAACTACCATTCATGGCTCAAAGGTTGTCCTAAATTGTCAGAAAATGAAATTGAAGAAATCAGGCAATATCAAAAGATTGTGGAAGACGCCAAAAAGCAATTGGATGAATGTGTCAGTAAATATAAGGAAAGAGGATTTTAGCAATGACCACCCTTAATTTTATCCTGCAAGTCCTGTTCTTCGTAGTGAACAGCTTGGCTTTATGCTTCCTCGTATGGTTTGTCTGTCGCATAATTAATCGGATGGGAAAGAGGCTGGACGAGACAATTAACTTCATGCGCTGGGTCAAGTCGAGACACGACACCACCCATCTTAATATGCTATATCATATTTTGTCTCTCTGTATCCAACAGGAGAAATACGAAGATGCAGCCAAGATAAAAAAGATGATTGACGAAGAATTGAAAGAATTAAATAGTGTATAATCAAATCGCTTACTCAAATATTTTTGTATATTTGGTGCGATTTTAAATTTGTCATTTATGAAAACAATAGCTTTTTTCAATAATAAAGGCGGTGTTGGGAAAACGACCTTTACTTTCCATTTAGGGTACGCTTTAGAACAAATTGGGAAAAGGGTACTTTTTGTCGATTTAGATCCCCAATGTAACTTGACTGCTCATATCTGTTCGGAAAACATTATCGAAGAGGCTTGGGGAGAACAAGGCAATAGTTTATATAAAGCTATTGAGCCAATCGTTACTGGTGCTGGAGATGTAAAGACTGTTACTCCTTATCATGTTCCCGGAAGAGGAATTTGGATTTTTATAGGAGATTTGTTATTGTCGGACTTTGAAGGAGAATTGTCTAATGCGTGGACGCAAATATTGGCAGCGCAAGAAAGAGGTTTCCGTGTAACATCCTCATTGTTGAGGATGGTAAAAGAGTTCGGAGAATCAAATCAGATAGATTATATCCTCGTCGATTTAGGTCCTAACTTAGGATCATTGAATCGTTCTGTTATATTGAGTTGCGATAACTTTATTATACCTATGATTCCTGATTTGTTTTCTTTAAGAGGCACTCAAAATATAGGAAGAGTATTTGCACAGTGGATTGACGATTATAATTTTGCTAAGCAAAGAGCGCGAGTGAATAATTTCGACATCCCTAAAGGCGAGCCTAAATTTTCAGGATATATTTTACAGCAATTCAATGTATATAGGCAGCGCAAGACAAAAGCGTATCAGAATTGGAGTAACCAGATTCCTGCATATATTCAACAATACCTTATAGAGCCGTTAATTTCGGAAAGGTTGTCCCCCTTAGATTTGGTTATTGGTGGAGTCGATTATAAAATTGCGGATTTTAGAAATTATCATAGTCTAATTCCTTTAGCTCAAGAAGCGAAGAAACCGGTATTTGAGCTTACCAGTAATGATGGCGTTATAGGTGCTCATTATCAATATGTAAAGGAGTGTTTGGATGAATTTGTAGAAATAGCGCATATTGTAGTCGACAGAATTAAATAGAAAGAACAACTAAGGAATTCTTTTAATATAGAGAGCATCAACGAAAGATGATGCTCTCTTGTTATTTTTACATAATTCAGTCTATGATGATATTCTACACCACTAGTCAGGACTATCCCCGGCTTAAACAACTCCTTGATAAAGGATACGAAATCGTATGCTTCTCTTTGAAAAGCAAAGAATGTGCGCTCGCGAAAAAGCAAACATTCTGTGACGGTCAGAACTTCGACTACAATTTTGGGTGTTTCCACATCTTCGACCATGATTTAGAGGAAGCTACATTCGAGCAACTTTGTGAACTCTACGATGTCGAATTTATTGAACCGGACAAATAAAGGAATATATGAAACTTGAAAGAAATGAATACCTCTGGTACAAAGCCAGTCTTGCAGCCCTTGGTAACGAATATCTTTCCAAAAATTGGGAAGTGAAACTCTATGCCACCTCACTCTACAATGCAATGCTGTGGGGACGGGAGACAAATGGAAAATAAAAAAGGGAGCCAGCCCGCACGACCAAGCAGGCCCCCCAACGATTATTTAGGTACAAATATACGGATTTCTAATTAAATAATCGTATCATGGAACTGGATTTTGATAAAATCAAACGCATTAGGAAAATCAGAAGCGTAAAATCGGATTTGTCCAAAGAAGAAAACATCTTAATAAAACCGATACTATCAGACAAGAAGCTTATTCCCCTAATTTATAAAACGTTCACCAATATCATTTGCAAAAAGTCCGATGAAGGCATAAGTACAGTAATGCAACGGAAAAAGTTCATCTTCATTATATTATATCTTTACTCTCCATCCTCTTTGGCAGGCGATAAGATGGCTTCCGGGTTGCGTAACGAGTTATCCAATGTATTAGGCATTCAGGCTAAAAGCACAATTTCTAATAATTGTGCGAATTTGGTCTTCCTTTATCAGAACTATATGGACTTCCGTAATGATGTGGAGTTCATCTACAATAAGATTCTGTCATGGTTGAAAATTTATGGATTGATAAAATGAACAATAGTATTGGTCATCATAAATTCCAATACAGTACCGACAGCAACCGGCAATAATCCATATACGGAATATTGTCGGTTCTGTCAATCAGCTCATCAATGTCTTCCCTTCCTCGCATCACGTTCAAGTTTTCTTCGCATCCCCCGGCTCACACCATGACGGGAAGCAATGTCATTCAATATTCTCTTCTCATCCGCAGAAAGCATACTATATACTTCCTCCCGGCTCTTGCCGCTGAACACGGCTTTCAATACCTTCATTACTTCCATGTTCTATTGAATATTAAAGTGAGCAAATATATCCAAATCCAGGAGAAAGAATTGTCATTGTATCCGTACTTCATCCGTTTTTCCCAAATCGGAAGCTTTTTCTTCTTCATGACGGTTCATTTTAAAAAGATCCATAGCCTTCTCCATTGTCGCATTCGGATTGTCATATTCCGATAAATCCAATGTTCCAATGATATATTTCTCAATAACCTTTGCCATTTCATCAAAAGTTTCTTTATCTGCGCCACTTTCTACGGCAAGACGGGCTGCTTCAATTCTTATGTTTAATTTATCCATGATTCTTTATTAAATTATTTCTGCAATGCCCGCAAAGGAATTTCTTCGCCACCGGAAACATTTTCTGGCCCACATACCCGCTAAGGTACTGCGCCTCCTCCCCAAACGGGTCAATCCCGAACGCCTGTGAGATATGTCGGCACAAATGCCCCTTCTCATGGTCCCATGAGTTCTGGAACTGCTCGGGGGTGGACGTAAGCGAAATCACCACCAGCGTCTCTCGTCCGTAAAAGTCAGAATACGTAAGCCCCGTGTCCGGATTACCCTCAGAAAGGCTCCGGGCAGCCCTTTCAAGCTGTCCACCCCGGCATCCTATCCTTTTCAACTCATGAAGAATCTCATACTTCCAGTACGTCGTCACGGCATAGTAAACCCGAACCTTCCAGTCATATTCCGGTATGTAGAAATCCTGCACTATCATAACATATCCGACCACATAATCGGTGTACCGCTTCCGATGCAATCCGCGTAAAACCTCGTGAAAGGCAACCCCTCATATCCGTCCGGATCATCAATATAATCCTTGACGAACAACGCAAGATGTGATTCGTCGGCAATCGAGCTCTTGTAATAATCCGCCTTCGCCATGTTGGCCACGTACACGCAGTCGTATCCGGCATCCTTCTCCAGTTTGATACCGTATTTCTTCAAAAGTTCCTCGACTTCATCCTTCTTCATTGCCTCCAGCTTACGTGTCTTACCTGTAGATGCGGCAGATGAAGAATCATCCGACACCCTCATTTTCGATACGGCCCACTCGCACATCTTTTTTGAGAAATGCCACCCGTACTGTGAAAGATACTCTTTCATTCCTGACGGAAGCCTGTCGTATGTATCCAATCTTTGTCCCATAACCCATTTATGATTTAGTGAAAGAGGGGCATTCCACCCCTCCCATGTTAATAAAACTCCCCGTTGGCACGTCTGCGCCGACGTTCGCCCATCTCATCCATTCGGGGATACTCAGGAAAGTAGCCCGGCATACGGCGTTCTCCCATGTCGGAATAACTTCCTCCACCGTTGTAACCGCCTTCACCACGGAACCCCATTCCTCCGTGCATCTCTCTCATGGCCTTTTCATAACCATGCCGGCAACCTTCCCTGTAAGCCTCCTCCAGTTCACTGCCGCCTCTCATTCCGAAGCCGCGTCCGTAATCGTCACGCCCCTCTTCCAAAATAGTCCACATTCCCATAATTATTTCTTGGTTTTAGATGTTTCAGTATTCAGGCCAAGCTGTTCCATAAGCTGCCGGTTCAACGCCATAAGGTCAGACATGTTCTTGCTCATGTCGGCCATCTGGCTTTTCAAGCTTGAAATCTCCTGTTCCTGCCTTTGTTTCTCCGCAAATTCAGGGTTGAGCATGGTCAGCATCTCATCGCATGCGGTTATCACATTAAGATGGTAATCCCGGCTGTTGACAATCTCGCTGCTCTTCTGTTTTATCATCGAGATTTCATTGTTCATCGCATCCCGCGAACATGAGACCACGATATTCCCGTTCTGTCCGAAGTCCGCGATGTCACCGCCTGCCGGAAGGTTCTGGAACGTCGTATTCTGCCCGTTGATACTGGCCACCACGTCCACCACCATTTCTATCTGCGGTGACGGGAAAGGCTGTGTCATGGGATATTTGGGCTTGGGAGCCGACACGCTCACCACCGAACCTATCTCCACATAATGCTTAGCTTCCTTATGAAGGATGAATAACTGATTGTTTGCCCTTAAATTCTGAAACATGATTGTTGTTTTTTAAATAGGGACACCGCAACCTGCGATGCCCCGGTTAATTACTTGTTCACTCCAGCCGGAGCCGTTCTCACGTTTGCCTGTGCCGCCGTGGCGGTCGTAGGCCTGTATCCTCCATTGACAAGGAACAACTCATTCGTGTACTTGTTATAATGGATTTCATAAATGCCCGTTCCCGCAAGGTTGGCCACCGTCACCGGCTCACCCCCGTAAGCCATAAGCGGACGGGTGTCACCGTTTGTCCCTATCAGTATGGGAAGCGTGCCCGTCGTACCGGCCGGTATCGCCTGACGGAGGTTGATGTAGAACCCTCCCACATAGTCCCTGTTACGGAACGCATGGTTGGGAAGCTCCAGCGTCACATTCTCCGTGCCCACCGTGACCGCCACCGTCGGGAGGGTGTTGAAATTCACCCTGCCCAGTGACGGGAACGGAAAGGGAAGTCCTGTAAAAAAGTTAGGCCACATAGCTACCTCCTTTCTTACCGGAATTAACCCCAGTAGTTGTTACCACATCCATAACCGCTACGGCCATAAGCCATGTCTCCGGCGTATGCACCGAAAGCTGCCGCACGGAAAGTTTCCGGGTTATATACCTGCAACTGCGGGTACGGTACCGCTACTGTGGGAGGCATCTTACACTTGATACCATCCACATCCCCTTGCAAAGCCTGCAAGCCTGCCGCCAAAGGCGCAATCTGCTGTCCTACGGCATTCAGGATGGTAGCGTTCTGGTTACGTTGCGAAATCTCACCCTTCAATGTGGCAATCTCCGCATCCTTGGCTGCCAAAGCCTCTTGCTGACGACGCGCCTCTGCCGCATCCATTTTTGCTACAAGTGCTTGGAAGCCTTCACGGTAAGCGTCCGCTAAAGAACGCGTATTCCCTTCCATTGTGCGTGTAAGCGTATTCATGTTTTCGCAGCTTGCTAAGCGGCTTTCATACCCTTGACGCTCAATTGCTGCTTGATTTTTGCAGCAGCAATCTGCAATCTGAGTAAGAACAGCCTGATTTCCGGACTGGAATGCGTTGATGATTTGCTGGCTTGACATGCCCACCTGATTTCCTACATTGGCGATAAGTCCCTGGATGTTGCACAGGGCGCTCTGTAACTGTTGGGTAGAGCAGTTCAAAGAAGAAGCAAGCTGGTTGATGGCATTGCCATTGCCCTGAATGG